TTAAATCTTCAATTAAACCTTCTGAAATATTTTCGCAAATGGTGGCTGTTAAAAGTTGAACATATTGTTCATCGCTTAAGCCTTGCCTCTTAACTCCAATTATTTCTCCAAAATTATCTAAGTTAATTCCTTTTGAATCTCTATAATTTAAATTATAAAGCTCCCACATTGCATCTTCAATATCTTGGAAACCTTCTATCAATGATTCAATTAATGCTTTTAATTTGGGTTTATTTTGAAACTGTTTTAATAATCTTTTTAAAGCTTGTTCAACATGGTCAACAATTTTTTCCATGATTATTCCCATTCTTTAAATAAGATTCGTGAGGAATCAAATTTTGCGTATTCAATGGGTTCAGTTTGAATATTTACACTTGAAGATGGATTGGGATTTGTGCTTTGAAATATTTTAATTCCTATAATACCTGCAACACTATTTATTGGAACGTAAAGCGAGGAGTTAATAACGGATTTACCAATGCTCAAATTTTTATTTGCATAATCAACAAGAGCTTTTTTAATTTGTTCTTGTCCATCATTTGGAAATTCAGACGTTGTTTGAATAGATATAGTTAAGTATATTAATTTTTCTTTTGGTCTTGAAAAGCAGAATATTCTTTTTAAACCTTGAGAATCAATAACTGGCAGAAAAATATCAGTATCTTTTTCTGCGTAAAGTTTTATTCCAGCGCCACGACTATTTGCGATTGCATTTATAATTTCTTTTGGTTCTCCACCTTCTACAAAAAGTTGAATGTGTCCATTTGGTACTTTATCTGAGATCTCGGAATCTAAAAGAATAACTGCATTAACACCAGAGACTTTTTTTATTGCTCCAATTATTCCCTTATCAGTAGCAGAACCAGCGCGTTGTAAAAGTTGCAACCGTCTAATTCGAAGATCGCTTTCGCTTTCCTCGTTTTGTCCAACAGTTGCATCTTGCTTATTGGTACAAGAATCTAATCCAAAAATTGGATTTAAAATTTTTGTAATTGAGTTAGCTAATGCTTTTATTTCTCCAAGGGTTGTACATTCTGCTTCTACGTCGATAAAACCATCACTTTTAATAATTGCATCAACTTTTGTATTAAATTGATAAGAAGTTTCAGGAATTCCTACGCCAGTTTGTGCAGGAATTTTTGTACCTTGTTTTCCTTTAAAAGTAAGAATAACTTTTGAAGCCGTAGCTTCTAGCATTTTAATTCCGTTAATGCTAATTGAATTTTGTAAAGATACTCCTGTCGCTAAATTTGGAAAAAATGAACAATAAGTCGCCTGCAAACCATCCCATAATTGTGATTGCCTTTCTGCTGTAACGGCAACAATATTACCAAATACAGAAGTTGCAGACACATCTATGTTTTGATTTATTTTATTTTTAAATTTTTCATTTATTTCACTTTGGCAGGTAATAAAATCTTTTGAAACAAACCCCTCTTTTGTGACTCCATATTTTGTCATAAAATTGCACCTGAATCTAGTTTATTTATTGTTAATTTGCCATAATCTGTAATTATATGTAAATTTATTTTTGCTAATCTTTTTTCTCTATTAAGCATGGGCTCACAAATTGGAATTGACTTAACGCCTTTTATTTTTTCAATTTCTTTTTTTAAATATTGAGACAATATATGCTCATCGAAGTCTTTATCTCCAAGCATATTCACCCATCCGACGCCAATACTTGGATCTAAAAACCATTCGCCATAAATTGTTTTTAAAGTTGTTTTGATTTTTTGAGATATATAATCAATAGGTTTTTCGGTGAGAACTAAATCTCCTTTATGATTAAATTGTAAATCTCCTGAGTCGTCTAATTTTAAATCTATCATGATACAGTTCCTACAGCTGATCCGGTTACAGGACCACCTGCAATTCCTGGTGGAGAAGCAAGACCAAATGCCGGAACGTCAACAATAAGTTTCGGTAAAATTTCTTCGATTGATTTGGCAAAAGCTTCAGCTTGCTTTTCAAGTTGTTCTAAATTTGCATCCGAGTCATTCATGTTTAATGAATTCTTTAAATTTTTTAAATAAATTGCTTTTCCTGCTGCTGATGTATAAGCCATTATTTTTCTCCATAAAAATGATTTGATGTAATGTTTGTCGCTGGATTATCAAGATAAGTTGTCTTATCTTTTTTTAGCTCTGCTTGTATTTTTTTTAATTCTGCAATTAAAGAAGGAGATGCAGGAACAGGCGCGCCAAAATTTCCAACTCCAATATTTTTTTGCAAAGACTCTGTAATATTATTTAATGAATCAATTAATTTATTAGAAAATTCTATTAGAATTTTACCTAGAACCAATGGCTCTTCTGGTGCAATGGTTTCGGTTGCAACAGAACCTCTTGTGGAGAAATATATTTTCCCATCAGGAGATAATTTAATTTGTGATAAAGAATTTGTTATTTGCAAAGCTTTTTTATCTATTCCGACTATTGGCATTAAAAAAGGATAGAAGCCAGGAAGAGCTACAGCATCGGTTAAATCGTGTTTTCGCATATCATCAGGGTCAACTAATCCTCCAATTTGAGAAAAAGAATCAATAGATTTTTCATTGAATAAAAGTAATACATAATCACCAACATCAACGGGCATATGAATAAATGATAATTTAGTACGAGGAAAAATAACCGGTACTGCTTGAATTACAGGGAGAGGCATAGGAATTGGAACGGGTAATAATTCATCTTCAACTTTTTCCATGAAGCAAGGTTGAATATCAGCTTTTTGTAACTTCTCATTATAAGATTTAATTATACCCGGCATTGCTGTATGAATGCCATCAATTCTTTTTTCAATTGCATCTAAAATAACTTGAGAAAATGACGGAGTGGTCATAAAATTGTTCTCTCATCTGTCTCAAAAGTCGTTTCCCATCTTCCTTCGTGCGTGTCTCCAGTATGAGTTACTTTTGTAGGAGTATATAAACCTTTTAAATAAATACTATCGAGGTATAATTTTTGCATTGGCGCAATTTCTGGTTGCAATAAACAAGTTGCCTTTATTCCTGTGCTTGTTACTTCAGGAGAGCCGATAAGACCACTAGCAGAGCTTAATTTAACAACATTACTTGATACACCTTTTTTCTGAATCTCAAGTATTCCGTTGTGTATTTGCCACTCATAATTATTAATAGTTAAAATATCGTCAATAACTTTCGTAGCGCTTCCGTGGGCTGTAAAACCTTTTTTAAAAGTATTTGGAGTTGCAAATATTCCTTTAACACCTTTAATTATATTACCTTTAAATAGTTCTTTTGTTGCGTCAGCAAAAACCGCATTATGTGGTGTTTGTTCTGGATAAGATTTACTAACAGAAGCGTTCTTATATGCTTTAGTTGCATCACCAGATTCGACATTAACAATCCAGTCGGCATCCTTTTTTTCCTTTAAGGCTCTAACTATTTCGCCATAAAATAATAAATTATCTGCGTTTTCGCCCCATCCTACCATCAATGAAATAGCCATATTTTTTTTTGTGAACCAATTAAAAGATTCGTCGCTTAAATTATAAATCGAAATTTTTGCTTTATTTTGTACTTTCTTTTCGTTTGTTTTTTGCACATCAAATGTAATTCGTAAGCCATCAAATACAATTCCTGCACCACCCATAATTGGAGAAACAGTAACTATTGCTTTTCTGTTTATTTGTTGTGGCATAATGCTTAAAGGATTCACTAAAAATCTCCATCGTAATATAATTGAACACGGCTACCAAAATCCTCTAATTTTGGAGGAATATTTTTGCCTGTAGTGTCTGCTGCGTAAAGTAAGCCCTTAGGTAATTTTAAGTTTTTATATTGATAAAAAAGAGGGAAATTAAGGACAATAGGAATGCCAGAAATTATTATTTTATTTTCCGAGTTATAAACGCTTAAAAAAAATCTTTGAGCTCGAATATTCCAGTAAAATTCTAAATTATAAACAACTCCATCAAAAGGAACTGAAATTTCAAAATATGGATTATTAGTAAGAACTGGTATTAAAAAACTTGTCATATCCACCTCACTAAATTAAATTAATTTAGTGAGAACGGACTGTCTAAAATTACCTTAATAACTTCACAGAATTTTATTTAAATAAATTTTTAGCACCATCAAAAATACCAGCAGCAATAGATGTTTCTTTGGGTTGAGATATTTTGGCTTTAGCTCCAGCAGCGGCTTTTGTTGCTGAATTTGTTTTTCCAACAGATTTTACTTTTGGAAGACCTGTTTGAGTAACTACAGTAAAAGAAATTGGAACTGTTTTAATTTGCTCAAATGATGCTGTAAACTCCAAGTGATTTGCATTACTAATATCTCTTGTTGTACTTAAAGAGGTTATTATCATATCTGGGTATGTATCTAATCCAGTATATAATATTAAAGTTTCTTTTGAATCTCTTAATTTTAATAATTTTTGCCATTTATTTTGAATAAAAGAGTTT